GCGAGGGTGGCGGTGGGAGACGTAGCGAGAAGCTGATTCAGCGTGACCTTCTTGGTCGTTCCGCTCGCTGCCATCGACGTATCGGAAACGTCCACCAACACAAGCGGATCGTTCGCGGGATCGGTAGAGGCTCCGATGCTCGTCAGGGCTGTAATCTTGCTGTCAGGCATATGTCAGGAAGTTAGTCGGTGGAGAGTGAGAAAACGATTTTGGAAGTGCCGTCCTCTTGGAGAACGAATGACGTGCCGTCCTCCTGCAACATCCAACGGTCCATCGCAGGATATGCGACCTCAATCGCATCATCCGACGTGGACAGTTGCAGTGAGAGCGCGAGTGTCATCAGGTGGTGGCGCGAGCGAAGTAAGCAATGACCGCACCAGAGGTCAGCGTAAAGCTGCTGATCTTACCCACGATGGTGATGCCAGCGGGAATGGTGGTTCCGCTCCAAGTGCCGGTGATACCAGTGCCAGCAATGGACGAAATCACGGTCGCGGTGATGGTCTGAATTGCGATGTAACCGCTCGTCTGAGCGGACGTTCCGGTAACCAGAGTGAAACCCTGATGACCCATCGAATCCTGCGTTGCTACATCGGTCTGGTATGCGGACATTTTGAAATCTGGTTAGAGGGGGACCACTGGAACTTTCCAGCAGCCCCCCTCATTTTAGGTTAACCTTTTTTGACTTTCGGTGCTAAGGCTCCCTGTATCCACAGGATGAGCTTGCCTCCTTCGGGAACGCTCGCAGTGTTGAAGCTGTCGCGCTGGAGAGTCGCGTCAACATCGGGACCAGAAACGATTTTGCTCTTACCGTTCTTGTCCACTGCAATGGTGGTTGCAATACGCATATCCGGTAGGATTAAGCGGTGATCAGAACCTCGGCCTGAGTGGTATCCGCAGCGGCGGCACCGAACATGATGTCGTAAGACGCCATGTGCGAGCGGGTAGCGCGAGAGTACCAGACGGACAGCAAGCAGGACAGACCGTTGTTGGTCGTGACCGTTCGCTGCTCAATGAACTCACCGGCAACCATTCCAACCGGCAGACCGGCGGCAATGGCGATCGCGTCGGGACCGCAGACGAAGCCAGCGGTGTTGGTCTCAGCACCGGTCCAGCGGTTGTTTTCAGCGATGACATCGAAGCCGAAACGACCGTTCGCCAGCGCGGCCAGACGGCCATCGGGGAAGGTGTTAGCAGCGGACGAGAACAACAGACGAGCAATGTGTCCACCGTCCAGAACGAGGTTCTTGGAGCGGTAGTTTTTGGCAGCAGCGAGAATCGCGGGGAGGTCGCTGGTGTCGAAGTTGGCAGCAGTGCCGATCGTGATCGCGGTGCCGTAGTTGGCAGCGGTCATCACGGCAGTGATCTTGTCGCTGATACCGTAAGCGAACAGATCAGCGGAACCGGCAGCGAGATCGGCCAGAGCGAAACCCTGATTCAGTTCCTCCTGCGTGACCGTGAAGTTCTTGCTGATCTGGTCAACGGTCACCGAGGTAGCGGCAAGCGTCGAATCGTTGTTGGTCTCCCAGTTGGTGGGGTTCACCTGAGCGGCGGTGCCGGTCGTGAACTTCTTGACGCGAACGGTGGCCTTCGGGCGGAGGTTGTCGAGACCCACGTTGCGGCTGAAAGCGTCAACCATCGCCAACTTGGTAGCAGCAACGGTGATGATAGCATCAGCGAGGTAATCCACAACCAGCGTCGAGGTGAACGTGTTAGCGTTCTGCGGGGCGTGAATCTGCGACTGACGCAGAAGCTCGCTGTGGTTCTCAATCAGGAACTTGCGACGCTCGGCACCAGCGCGGAGACCGCGATGCTTCTCAAGCAGCGGGTTGCCGAGGTTCTCAATAACGGGGCGCACCGGCTCGGGAGCGGGAGCAGCGGCGGGAGACTTCAACGAAGCTTCCAGAGCGGAGAGCTTGGCCATAATCGAAGCAAGATCGACGGAAGCAGCAGGAGCCGCAGCCGCCACAGTAGTAGTGTCAGACATGGTTGTGTCGGTGTTGTTGTGTGTTGGTTGCGGCGTGTTGGTCACGCCAGCCTCGCCTCCAGCGTTGGTGCTGTTGGTCGAAATCTTATCGTCTGGGGAATCATCTTCCTCCAGTTCTTCGCGCTCCAACTGAGCGTAGAGAGCGCGGAACCAGTCGCGGCCAGCCGCACCGCCCCAAAGGTTGGCAGCGACATCAGCGGGACTATTGGGTTCAGCCTCAAGAAAGCGTTCATTGCGACCCCACCAAGCGTTTGCCTTCTCGACTTTATTTTCGGTTGGCTGCTCTCCAGCGACCAGAGACTCAGCCTCAATAACGGTCTGCTTCTCCAGACCTTCACCAGCCAGACCTTCAGCGTACTGCTCAAGACCTCGGCGGAGATTGTTTTTGACCGTCTCGGGAGCGGTCTTAGTAACAGCGCGAGGGTGCCACTTCGCAGCCATCGCAAGCTGTTTGATCGGCTTATCCACCAGACCGAAAGCCAGAGCTTCAGCGGTGGTAAACCAAGTCTCAGCCTTCATCGCAGCCCTAATGGCTTCAGGAGACTTTCCGGTCTTCTTGGCGTACACCCCAACCAACACTTCGGCGTGTTGGTCCAAAGCATCAGCCATTTTCCGCATATCCTCGGAAGTGCCAGCGGCCATTCCAGACGGATCGTGAATCATCATCAGAGCGGCATCGGCCATCTCGACGCGATCACCGGCAAGAGCAATGATGGAAGCAATCGAAGCAGCGATGCCAACCACTCGGGTCGTCACCGGAGCTTTGCGACCGCGCAACTGGTTGTAGATGCTGAGACCATCCCAGACATTGCCACCGGGAGAGTTGATCTCAATCAAGAGCGGACCATTGCCGATCTCGTTCAGAACATCTGAAAACTGCTTTGCAGACAGACCGCTGCCTCCATACCAGTCCTGACCAATCTGATCGAAGATCTGGATGGTCGAAGTCTCACCAGCAGAATTTGCCGGTGAGTAATAGAGCCAATCTGATTTCTTGGTGAAGCTCATTCGGTTTTCTTGGCTCGCGGCTTACGTTGCTTTTTGACTGAAGCGGTCACTTCGGTTTGTTCTACGACAAGCGGTTGTGATCCACCTTCAGACGGAGCAACTGGCGACGGAGATTCAGAAGAATCATCTTCAATGTCAATAGCAGGTGCAGCACTAGCCGCAGGACGCTCTTTCTGAATCACCGAAATCTCAGAGACATCAACTCCGTATTTGTCAGCGAGTTGACGCACAAACAAAGCTTGTTGAGCCTTAGCCTCAAGAGCAGAACGCCAATCAAGTCCACGCGCACCGTAGACCTCATCGTAAGTCACGACACCGGCTTCCAACTCAGCAAGTTGAGCCGCCGAGTTACGGCCAACGTCAACATTGGGCGAGCGCGGAGCAGTGATTGAAACTTCGTACCAGTCAGACGGAGCATCATTAAGAGTCGGTTCGCTCTTGATCGCATACTCCATGACGTACTCGTAAATACGACGAGCAGCAGACGCCATCACTTGATGACGCGAGCGGAACCAAACAGCGGACATATCTAGCGCACCGCGATAGACAGTTCCCTGCATGGACTCTGGATAAACAAGAACGTAAGGAATACCGACACCAGCACAGACCTTTTCTGTCAGTTGCCGCCAGTACTCACGCATATTGACACCGGGACGCTCGGTGGCGAACTGCTCGAAAGTGTCTCCGTTCTTTAGAACTTTAACTGAAGAACCGAACACTTGCTCGTAATACGTCTCAGCAGTGTTTGGAGTGACATTCGCACCGATGCCAGCGCGGAGACTAGAAGCTTGGATCTCACCGCTTACGGTCTTAACGATCTGAGCGACGGAAGCACCGAGCTTACAGGCTTCCATTTCGAGCTTCTGGAGGTCGTCGAGGTCGTGCAAGTCATTGATGACCGCAGAGACAAATGGGAGACCGCGAAGTTGGGCTGGCCGGTTAGGCTCGTAAATGTGAACGACCGAATCCGCAGGAATGGAGCGAACATCGACTAGATTTCCCTGCGTTTTCTCGGAACCGATGAAGTAGGCGACGGCACGTCCCGTCTTCGGGTCAAACCGGATTCCGTCAAACACTGTCAGGTCAGACTCCATGCCCACCGGAGTTGCAATAGATTGAGCCTCAATCAACTGCAAGCGCGGCTTTCCGCTCTCTCCACGGGTCAGGAGAATAAAGCTTTCACCATCATAGAACCACCCACGGGCAGCTTGACCCATAAGCGTCGAGAACGACTGACGCGAACCGATATCGGGATAACGGCACCAGATATCAAACCACTTCTTAGCCTTAAGATTCCAAGCTGGATCAGAAGAAGCAGGTTGAACAGAGAACGAAGACCCAACTGTGTAAGACTCAAACAGATCTCCCAACCTGTTCATTATCGCGTTGTTCTGTTCAAAGAAACGCGACTTACGGACGATGGCTTGTCGGGTCGAACTGGTAACGTCAAAACGAGCAGAGGTGTAAGACGTATCCAGATACGAACGGCGCAAAGACTGACTCGCTCCCTCGTACTTGTTAACAGGAGCAGCAAAGAGCTTCTCTCGGATGGTGGCTAGGATTCCCATTTAAGACATCCTGACGGTTGGCTCTCTGCGGAACTGAGTGAAATCTCCGTAGTAACGAGTTGTAGCAATCAAGATTGCACCAAGCATCTTGTTATAGATCTGGAGATCAGTCGGGCTGGTGATTCCATCTCCAGACAACAGTGTCACAGCGTAATCGTAATCCCCCAACAGAGACTCCCACATTTCAAGCATCTCAATCGGAGCAGCCGTCCCCTTTCCGGGTTCAGCGAACTCCACAGAAACGTCACTGCTAGATGTCTGTCTGACAATCTGACCGGACTCTTGCGAGTTAGCCGATACCGTCAACTTAGCGGTCAACGCTTCCAGCAGCGTCAAAGAGCCTCTGCTTGCGTATGTGGTACGCAAGTAAGCTCGCTTCGTAGCTACTGTGTAAGTGAACACTTGCGCGGACTATCCACAGAGCAACGAGTCTGTCAACTACCAGAAATTTCGGCGGTGCTGGACGCCAGATCGTTCCACAACATCACCATTGCCAATTGCATAAGCTCGCAGTCGTGCAAGTGATCGGGCCAGCGAGTGTGGCGCTTGAACCAAAGATGTTTGATTCGACCCGCTCTGTTGGCCGTTGGCTTGAGAATGTGAGAATCCAAATGCTTCCAGTATGTGTCAGAATCAGCCGCAAATGCGCCTTCAGCCTCTAGCGGTGCTGGTAGGCTACAGACAGTCCACTGGTTAGAATCAGAGCCTTTACGGAGCCGCTGGAGAACTTCCCGCATATGCTCAGTGTCGAACACCAGCAGAGGCTGAACCGCATCGGTTCTCATTGACGTTGATGTCGAGATGCCGAATGGATGGATTGCTCCGGTCTTGCTGGTGAACCGCGCTCCTGTCTCTCGACCTTTCATTGGTAGCCATCCGATCAACATGGGCTTTCTGAGTCCTCCCTCTGGTGGATACCGCAGACCGCATGGGTAGGTTATCGGGTTGCTACTTGTCTGCGAGAACTCGGCGCAAGCATCGTAGACCGCTTGTGAGTTGAAGCCAGAGTCAATGCCAACGTCCATGTCATGCACGTTGTATTGCAATTGAACACGTCGCAGAGCGGCAAAGTCGTCTGCGTGACCGGCAGCAACCAGACGCGAGTTTCCTTTGCTCCACTCTCGGCAGACCCACCACAGGAACGGAGCAGCGGCTTGAACGTCAGCGGTGAGGTATCGTCGAGCTTCTGGTAGGCCAGAGTCAGAGACGACTTCGACCCGCTCTTGCTGGCTCTCTTGGTTCTCCCACGGTTCCGCGAGCATACCGTTCACAAAACCCTGCAAGCCCATCATTGAAGCTTTGGCTTCCAAGAATGAGACTGCCAAGTGACCCCAAGTGCATTTGCGATCCGGTGAGTAGAGACTCGACAGGTGGTAAGATCTGACACTTGGAAGGCTCGCTTGATTCTCGGAAATCCACTTGCCGTTGCGTAACCCTGCTACCTTCTGGCTGTCAGAGATCTTTCCCTGACAGAGTTGGCAGACGTAATGAGCCGAAGACCGGATTTTCTGCCAGTCAGGTCGTCCGTCTTCGGTCTTGGCGTTATCCCAAGTGACTTGTCGCCATTCCAACTTGATGTACTCGGAGCAATGCGGACATGGGATATAATACCGTCTCTGATCGCCCCTCAGGAATCGCTGCCAGATTCGACCCTCAGATGTTGTCGGAGTGCTGGTAAAGAATGCCTTTGAGCTTGAGAACGCTTTTAGTCGCTGCTCTGCGAGGTCCAACGCATCGGCTTCTTTGGCTGTCGCTTCAGCGAACTTGTCCACTTCGTCAGCAACCAAGATTCGGACGGGACGAGACGCAAGATTTGCCGGTGAGTTAGAGCCGACAAAGGTCAACGTGCAGCGGTCAAATTGCTGCTCCAGATTCGTCATCTGGTCTTTGTCTGAAGGGAAACGCTTCACCAGCGCGGGGCAGTCTTCAAGCATCGGAAGCCACCGAGACTTTGAAAAGCTGCGAGCGAGATTCTCACTTGGCATCAGCCACAGCGCGGGACTCGGTTCAGTGTCGATAGCCCATGCGAGACCGGCCATCAAAGTCGTTGTCTTGCTGGTCTGAGACCCCCAACACAACGTGACCTCTGACACTGACGGATCTTTCCAGCACTCCAGCGGTTCTCGGCAATAGGGTCTCACTGCCGTTGAGAATGGGCCGGGATGTTCAGTCTGCCGTTGCGTCAACGTCAGGTTGGCTTCGCTCCATTCCACCACGGTCTGACGTGGGGACGGGCGGTAGATCTGACGACGGAATTCTAGGATTTCACGCTCAAGGTCGCGCATTAGAAAAGCTCCGTTTGATTGTCTACGATGCGGTGCTTTCGAGCCTCACTCATGTTCAAGAATGCCATACGCTCCTCCGCTCCATCCCACAGCTTGTTGCGCAACTGCACGTTGCATCCCCACGTCGCGTTCTCATTGAAGATCTCAACCATCAGCACCAGACCGTCAGGCTCCAAGTGCAGCACTCCCCAAAACGGCAGCTTTGTGTGCTTGGTGATATCAAGCGCGGCTTGAAGCTTAGACCATGAGATCATCCACTCGTTGCTGTAGGTCGATTCCAGCTTCTCCAGCCCATAGTTCCGAGATTTGACCTCATAGATTCCGGTAATTACGCCAGAGTTTTGATTCCAGATAAACCCGTCGATGCGCGATGGCTTGTCGTCTGCAATCGGTAAGAACCGGAGAACGGTGTCACGTTCGATGGCTTTGAGCGCGATCTTGTTCTGACGGAGAGCCTCCAACCCTCGCGGTTTCTGGCAGTTCAGGATTTCCATGGATCTGTCTGGTGTAACGTTTTCAAGCATACATCCTGAACCCATCGCTCCAGTTCATTTTCGGCGTGTTCTGGGTCATGCGGTGCAATGCGACCGGCCAGCTGCTTAGGCATCGACTTGAGCAACTGAGCGACAGCCCCATCATGGTCCAGCATCGCCTTCTTGACCCAATCGCCAGACACCAGCTTGCGCTCACGCTCTGCGAGGTCGAGAACGTCTTGACGTGCTGAGATCAAGTTCTTGGCTGCTGTTGAATGCACCGAGACCATACGTCCAGCGTCCAGAGACCGCGCTCTGAGGCTTTCAACGGCTAGGCCATAAGCGGCGCGTTCGATCTCCTTTTGCCGCTCATACGCTCCTTGTGGCGTGTCGTTGGCTACCTGCGAGCGATCCACTTTCTCTGCGGCTTCCGGTGGTCGATACGGCCCATCAAGAGGCTCTGAGCGAATGTGGCTCGCTTCAATAGCAGCTTTGCGACGTTGAGCCGATGACCCACGCCAAGCGTCGGCGGCCTCCGCTGAGTCCAAAGGCATTCCCTTTGAAACCAACTGAGAGACTCGACCTTTGGTGAGGCCAGAGTGTTTGACGTACTCGCTTTGAGTCATAGCAATTTCGGATTCTCTAGAGACCTTTTGATTGATTCTCTCATGTGAGAATACTTTGCCAGTCCGGTTCCGTCGCATGAATCTGCACCTAACTCGTCGAAATACTCATATCTACCGGGAGTGTTGATGCGTCCAATATGACACCATTTACCCATGATCTTTGATGCTTTTACGATTGCAGCAGCAAAGCGGGACATCTTCCACTCGGTTGATCCACCGATGAAAACTGCGTCAATTTGATCCCAAGGAATCTGGAAGTGTTCCTGACCATCTTGGCAAACCAGCGCAACAGGCCATTCCGTTAGTTTTGGTTTCCAGTGGTTGAAACATTCTAGAGTCCTTATTGCTGATCCAACAACGTCTGGCGCGGCAACAAAGCGGCAAAGATGTTTTCTTGGCTCATGCTTTTTGAGTGTCCGCATAAAAGCGTCAGCGTTGAATTTGCTGAA